CACTTTGAGGGTGTAGACATTTCTAAAGAAATGATTAAAGTTGCAGAATATAAATACCCAGAAGGAAAATTTTATGTCGGTGATATGGTTAATAAGAAGTTCTATAATAGTGAGTTTGATTCTATTATATCTTTGTTTGGCTCATTTTCATATTGCTTAAAACCTGAAGTTGTTATTCACAACTCCTATAAAACTTTAAAAAAAGATGGCAACTTTGTGATAATGCCATTAACACCAAAATGGGCATACTTTCAATCTGAAGTTTCTTTTTCAGAGGGTGTTATTTCTACACAATTGATGTATACAGATAGAATAATAAAAAAACTTTTAAATGGATTTACAATAGAAAAAATTTATGGGTTTCCAATTTTTCTTGATATGTTGTCAAAAAAATATCATGACAATAAATTTATTTGTAACTTACTTAAACCAGTTGACAAATTTTTATCAACAAAGATTTGTAACGCAGGAGCTTATCTTATAGTCGTTGCAAGAAAGGATTAATGAAAAAATATTTAAATCTGAATGTGTTTACTGCTGCAATTCAGAGATTAGAAAGTCTTTACAATGCAGGACATAAAGTCGTTGTATCTTTTAGTGGTGGTAAAGATAGTACAGTTTGTCTAGAACTTTGTATTATTGCTGCAACAAGAGCAAAAAAATTACCTGTTGATGTTGTAATGCGTGATGAAGAAATAATGTTTCCAGGAACCTTTGAGTATTGTGAAAGGGTCGCTAAACGTCCTGAGGTTCGTTTTCATTGGCTTGTAGCACATCAACCTATCATAAACATCTTTAATCGTGAAAGCCCTTATTTTTGGGTTATGGACCCATCTTTGCCTAAAGAACAATGGGTAAGACAACCACCATCTTATGCAGAAAGTATACCTGAAAAACATATTGGTGCATTGATTACAAAAGAAAGATTTCCTACAGATGAGGGTAAGATAACTTATGCAGTTACAGGTTTAAGAGTAGAAGAAAGTCCAAATAGACGTATGGGTTTATTTTCTTCTAAAAATTTTGTTACAAAACCAAACAAAGGATATGCTAGTGCTAGACCAATATATGATTGGACAACTGGTGATGTATGGAAAGCTATGTTTGATTATGGTTGGGATTATTGTTCAGCTTATGATGACATGCATCGTATGGGCAGAAGCAGAGCAAAGATGAGAATTGCTCCACCAACAATGAGTCAAGCAGGAATAAAAGATTTAGAACTTGGTTCAAAAGCATTTCCACAATGGTTTGATAAAGTTTGTGTACGTCTGCCTGGTGTTAAAACTGCTGCACAATTTGGAAAACATGCAGTAACACCTACAAGACAATTAGGTGAAACATGGAAAGATTGTTTTCATCGTGAGTGTATTGATGATGCTCCTGACTGGATAAAAGAAAGAAGTATTATTGTAAGAGATAGTTTACTTAAAAGACATTCAAATGTATCTAGTAATCCTTTTCCTGAAAAAGTTGCAGAAAGAACTTCAAGAACATTAGGTTCATGGAGAAATCTTGCTCATGCTTTATGGAATGGTGATCCTTTTTCATTAAAAACAGATGGCTTACTTCCCAATATAGAACCTGAATTTTTTAGAAAAGGTGCAGGAACTTGGGGTGGTAAACCAACATGGTAACAACAGGACTTTGCAGACAATTTGATCAATTAAAATGGAAGTGGGCAAAGACTTATGAAAAAACTGCACCACATTGGTATTCAAAAAGATTAGAAAATAAAGATTATTTTTTATGGGAGTTTCTAATGCAGATAATAGATTATCAAGGAAAAGAAGAAACTTTTGGTGGAAGAAAATATAAATATCTATATTGTGGGGAATACAAGTATTGGTTGACACAAATAAATAGACCAAAACAAATTTTAATAAATAAGGCAAAAATATGATTAGTTTATCAATTGCTGTCATGCATTGTCCTGTAAGTGCAAGAAGACGATTTAATGTAGAGAGATTTATTTTTGAATTTGGGGTGCATAATATACAACATAAGGTTGCAGACTTTCAAGTCTTTTCTGATTGGTATGAAAAAGGTGCATGGTGGAATGCTCGTAGATGCTGGATGTGGGGGTTATCAACAAAAAGTACACATCATTTAGTTATTCAAGATGATATACAGACTTGTGAAAACTTTATTAACACACTTAAATATTGTATTGAAACATATCCAGAACACCCTCTTGGGTTGTATGCAAACAGGAAAATTTGTGAAGAAGCAAAAAAAAAAGACATTAGGTGGGTTCAAATACCTGATGGAGTATGGGGTCAAGCCATTGTCTTGCCACAATCTATGATTGCAGACTTTTTATCTTGGGAAAAAAAACATATAAGACCAGATTTCAAACATGATGATTCTAGACTTGCTATGTATCTTGTAGAAAAAAAAATACCTGCAATGTGTCCAATGCCATCTTTAGTAGAACATATCGGTGCTAGTCATTCAATTGTTGGTCAAAGTAATAAGAACAAAGTTGCTAGATGGTTTGTTGCAAAAAAAGATTATTTAGAATATAACTGGGGTCAAAAAGATTATTTAAAAAGCCCATCAATGCTATCAAAGGAGTATTATAAATATTATGTCTGATGTAAAATCAAATGTTGCAAAGCAATACAAAACTCTTGAAACTCTACAAATTCAATATGTATCACCTGCAGATGTAAAACCAAACTCATATAATCCAAACAGACAATCTGACAGAGATTTTGAATTACTTTTAAAATCAATGAAAGAAGATGGTTTTACTCAACCTGTTATTGTTCAAAAATCTACAGGAGAGATTGTAGATGGTGAACATAGATGGAGAGCATCACAGGCATTAGGTATGGAAAAGATTCCTGTTGTCTATGTAGATATGACAGATGAGCAAAGAAGAGTATCTACACTTCGTCATAACAGGGCAAGAGGTTCAGAAGATATACAATTGACTGCTCAAGTAATGAGAGATTTAGAAAAGCTAGGAGCATTGGACTGGGCGCAAGATACATTGATGTTATCTGATGTAGAAGTAAATAGATTACTTGAAGATGTACCTGCTCCTGAAAGTTTAAAGAACGAGGAGTTTTCTACTGCATGGACACCTACAGACGCAGATACAGAACAAGATACAGTTGAAGCAAAAGAACATGCAGTATCAGGAGGTGTCATGATGAAATCATTATCTGTTGATGCTCTTGAACAACAACGTAATCTTGAAAAAAAATTACAGGAAGCAAAGACAGAAGAGGAACGTCAGATGGCACGTCAAGATAGTGATATGTATAGAATATCTTTAGTCTTTAGTGGTGCAGAAGCAGGAGTAATTAGAAGTGTTCTTGGAAAGAAACCTGCTGAAAAAATGCTTGAAATGTGTAAAAAATATTTGGAAGAACCCTCAAAAGAATAATCTAATGAGGGCTCTATGGAGGTACACTACCTTTTCCAACTAGATAGTATCTCGTCTGTTTCTACAAGTCTGTCTAATGTTTCACTTAATGTGTCGCAATAAACATCTTTAACAATCTTGAATACTTTTTCTTTTTTCCAATCAATACCAATCAAGACTACAGTATATGTATCAGACCATGTAAGCTGAACATGTATTCTACCTTTCTTTATCTTGCTTGTATTTTGGAACTCAAAAGAAAGTCCTCCTGAATACTTACTTGTTTCTTTTATCCAGTTGAACTTATTAGCACCCATACTCATAAGAGCATATATACTAATCTGTTGCTTGACAGTATTCGCTATTGCTATTTGTCTGTCTTTATCTTGTTCTCTATTTTCTTCAACCTTACCAAGAACAGTCATAAATAACCTCCTTACCATCTTTGATTTGTTGTCTTGCCCATTTAACAAACTCCAAGTCTTGATCTTTATATTCTTTCATTGATTCTTCTTGGAATTGTTGTCCCCAAAAAAAGCCATCAGAACAAAAATTATTCCAATAGTCTTTCTTGATTGTATGATCAAGGTTATCAAGAACTTCATTCGTTACTAGAACATAAGGTATATCTGTATCTCCATTAAAACCAAGATATTGTAAATCACCATCTAGCTTTCTGTTCTTGTTTTGTTGCTTATGTTCTTTATCCATAAACACTTGCAACCTTGCATGTTTTCTCCAGTAGAATTGATTATTTTCAGTACAACTCTTATCATTTCTGTACTTATCAAAATCATACTCTACACCTCTTAAATGTGCGTATTGGTCTAGTCCCATTATGCACCCCCTTTCATCATTTTCTCAGTCACATTATCGCCAACTCTGTCTTCAATGTGTCTGAACTTGTTTCTAAATGTATTAGCTGTCATTGATAATTCATGCTCTTGACCTTTGTTGTCAATCTCAAGAAAATCAACATCAACCAACTCATCTAATACTTCACCATATCCAATCAAGAATAATTCATAAGCACCCTCAACAGTTGTATGTGTGAATGTTTTACTTCTACCTTTTAAATTAAAAGTCAAAGTGTTCATTGTTTCCTCCATTGTTTTTGTTAGTCATAACTTATCTATATTATATTCAAGTTTTATTGTCAATAGAAAAAAATAATTTTTATTAAAAAAAAATAATAATAATTCTGTTTATGATTTGTTCTTTTTAGAGTATAATGTTCATGAGGTAGTGAAAGCGAGAGTGGAAGCTACCTCGCTTTCTTATCTATTGTATCACTACTGGATTGTTTTCTACAAACTCAAAAAATGTATTGTGGTCTAATTGTGTCTGTTGGTCATCATCTTCAAAGACCCATCCATCTTCTTTCATTCTGATTAATATATCATCAATTGAATAACCACCTGATTTAATATATCTAAATGTAGTGGTATCAAGAATAACTCTTAAATCAGCAACCAAAGGTTCACTTGAACTTATCTTGTTTCCATTCAACCATGTCAAGAAATCAATGCAAACAGATTTACTTCTTGACTTATCATATCCTCCTCTAGCCATAGTAATCCTCCACATCATAATGTTTGACACCTCTTACTGCATCAACACCAATCCATTTTGTTAGTTTTTTGTTTTTGATTACATCAGCTTCTGCAAAACCAAGTATTATCCACCATGCAAAAAAGCCGATAGTAAATAGTGCTAAAGCAATCATAATGCTCCTGTTGCTTTCATACCTAGATAAGCTACAATTGATATAACTGCTAATCCAAAAAGGAATAAACCAATAATCATTATAGACCTTTCGCTTTCCACCACTTGTTTGCTTTAATAAGACCAAATTCTTTTGTTAGTCTAACTAGGATTTGCCATTGTGGTAATCCTTTTCTTTTTAGTTGGTCATACATAATTTGTATTTCCATATTGCCTCCATTTGTTTTTTTTGTTATCATATAGACTTTATATATTAGTAATTATTAATTGTCAATAATTATTATTAGATATTATTATTAATGTGTCCATAATGGGTTTATGAGAAAAAAAACAAAAAAAGTAAAGTTGGAAGACCTTGATGTATATATCGCTGATTGTAGGTATTGTAAGAAACAGATTACAAGACACCAATCATTTGTTGCTTTTGTATCTAAAGATTATGCTCACTATCAATGCATGAAAGAAGATGATGATAATAGAAAAGAAGATAAAACATTTGAATGATACACCCAAAAAGCGAAAAGAATTGACAATGAACCCACAAGGATGTATTTGATTTATAATGAATGTAATTATGCTTTGGTGGACACTAATCATAATAAGTCTACTTATAGTTGTTAATGTTGCATAAATACCACATCTTGTAATTATATCACTTCTGTTGTATATAAGTCACAGATGGCAACCAGACCGTCAAATGTTCGGTATCACATGGGAAAAATAAGATGATTGAAAGATTAGAAGAAGAAAGCCAAAAGAACTATTCACTATACTGCGTATATCAAAATATGGGCAGAAACAGAAGCTTATCTAAAGTTGCAGAACAAACTGGTATATCAAAAAGGTGGATAGAATCTTTATCCAGTAAGTATGATTGGATACATAGAACCGAAGTGTATGATACCCATCAACAACAGCTTATGTATGAGGGTATGGCTAAAGAGATTAAAGAGATGGGTAAACGACAAGCAAGTTATAGTTTACAGATGATAACTGCTCTTATTACCCCTGCTCAAGAACTATTAAAGAGATTAAAAGACAAGAATGGTAAACTTGATTTTGGTGAGATAAGTGATACAGAGTTAGTACAGACTGTATCTAGGTGTGCTACTGCTTTCAAGTTATTAACTGATGTAGAAAGATTAGCAAGAGGTGAACCGACAGATATACAAGCCTTGTCAGTTAAGCCAAAGGTAGATACAAGTTTTATAGATAAAATAGGTTCTAACGAAGAGAGTAGTAAACTTGCCACAGAGTTACTTGCAAAAATCAAAGATACTAACTAGTCAGCCTGGTGGGTTAGCTATCTTACATAGTCAAGGTCATTGGCAGTTTCCTCCTCACTTACAGCTTCTTAATCAAAAGTTATTACAAGTCGCTAGTGGTAAAATTAAAAGATTAATTATTAACATGCCACCTCAACATGGTAAGTCAGAGTTTACATCTAAATACTTCCCTGTTTGGTATCTAGCAACACATCCTGATAAGAAGGTTATATTGTGTAGTTATGAAACAAACTATGCAATAAGTTGGGGACGTAAAGCTAGAGATGTATTTGATGAGTGTGTTCCTGAATACTTTGGAACAAAAAGAAACATGAGAGTAAACATACAAGGTAACTGGGAAACATCAAAGGGTGGTTACATGTATTGTGTTGGTGTCGGTGGTGGTATCACAGGTAGGGGTGCAGATATATTTATTATTGATGACCCAGTAAAAAACAACGAACAAGCTATGTCACAGGTATACAGGGACAAAACTGTAGACTGGTTCCAATCAGTTGCATCTACTAGGTTAAGTCCTGAAGCATCTATTATAATAATTATGACAAGGTGGCATCCTGATGACCTTGCAGGTAGGTTGATACAACAAGATAAACTTGGTGGAGATAAATGGGAAGTAATATCTTTACCTGCTATTGCAGAAGACAATGATCCTATTGGTAGAAAAGTTGGGGAAGCATTATGGGAAGACAGGTATAGTTCAGTTGTACTTGCAGAACGTAAGCGACAGGTAGGTGAGTTTTGGTTTCGTAGTATGTATCAACAACAACCTTACTTTAAAGGTGGTCGTGTGTTTAGCGATGCAAATTATTTTGTAAACGAGCCAGTAGGAGGCATTTTAGGGTGTAGTGTAGATTTTGCTTATTCACGAAAGTCGTATAGTGATTATAGTGTTATAGGTGTTGGTAAGTGGTATAATCAAAAATTATATCTGATAGATTGGTGGAGAGGACAAGTAGATGCTAGTCAATTTGCTTCCATACTAAAAAAATATCAGTTGAAATATGATAGTCCAATATATACGAATATCGGAGGTACAGAAAGAGGCATAGTTGATTTTTTAAAAAAAGAACACAACTTAAGAATACTAGAAAAACCAGCTACTACTGATAAATTTAGTAGGGCGCAACCAGTAAGTGCAGCATGGAATGATGGTAGGGTGTTGTTACCTGAAAAAACAAAATGGACACAAGAATTAGTACATGAAGTAGCTTCCTTTACAGGAGTTAATGATGTACATGATGACCAAGTTGATGTATTAAGTACATTATACAATAGTCTGAATAGAAGTCAGAAACCACTATGGAGAATAAGTTAAGATGGCAATATTTGATAACGTAAAAAAATTTTTCGCGACTAACAGTCCACGAAAACAAACTCAAAACAATATAACTTTTTATGACAAGTTAAGTTACAACGTCTACCCAAAAGATAGGTATGACCAATTAGCAAAAGAAGGATATCAACAAAATGCAGTAGCTTATAGATGTGTAAATGAAATTGCAAACGCAGCAAGTAGAGTAAAGATAAATTTATTTAGAGGTAGTCAAGAAATAGATGACCACCCAATTTTAGATTTACTTAACAACCCAAGTCCAAACTTTGGTCAAGTAGAATTTTTTCAAGCTGTATATGCTTATTTATTAATTAGTGGTAATAGTTATATTTTACAAAATGGTCCTGAAAATGGTGAGCCACAAGAACTTTACCCATTAAGACCAGATAGAATTAGAATAGCTCCTGCAAGTATGGGTAATTTACCAAGTGCTTACAATTATATGTTAGGTGGAAAGGTCATAGATACTTACCTAGTTGATAGAAAAACAGGACAATCAAAGGTAAAACACATTAAGCTATTTCACCCATTAGATGATTATTATGGTCTATCACCTATTATGGCTGCAAGTATGGATATTGATCAACATAATTTATCAAACAAACATAATGTTGCTTTATTACAAAATGGTGCAAGACCAAGTGGTGCTGTTGTATTTAAACCAAAAGATGAAACAGGTGGTGATGTACAATTAACTGATGCACAAAGAAATCAAATTATAAGTGATTTAAATTCAAGATTTCAAGGACCAAACAATGCAGGTAGACCATTATTGTTAGAGGGTGATTTTGATTGGAAGTCAATGGGTATGAGTCCAAAAGATATGGATTTTACATCACTTAAAAACTTTAGTGCAAGAGATATAGCTTTAGTTTATGGTGTACCAAGTCAATTAGTTGGTGTACCTGATTCACAAACTTATAGTAACCTTGCAGAAGCAAGACTTGCTCTTTACACAGAAACAGTTTTACCTTTAATGGATAGAATACAATCTGATATGAATGAATGGTTATCACCTCAGTTTGGTGATGATTTAAGATTAAGTTATGACATTGATAGTATTCCTGCAATGGCAGAACAAAGACGTAGAGTTTTTGAATCTGTAACAAGTGGTGTACAAAATGGAATACTTACTCGTAATGAAGCAAGAGAACAATTAGGTTATGATACAGTAACAGGTGCTGATGAATTATTAGTTTCTGCAACTCTTATGCCTCTAAATACAGTAAGTAGTGAATCTCCAAAAGATGAAGAAATACCTGAAGAAGCAAACATAGAACAATCATCAGAAGAAGATAACATTATGGATATAATGTTGATGGATACAGAAATTGATGATGTTGTAAAAGCTGAAGCAGATATTGATACTACACCAACAGATGGCATGGTTACAGAAGCTAAAAAAGGTTTAGAGTGGAGAAAAGAATTTGGTAGAGGTGGTACAATGGTTGGTGTTGCAAGAGCAAATCAAATTGTAAGAAAAGATAAATTGTCACCAAGAACAGTTAGAAGAATGAAATCATTTTTTGCTAGACATGAAGTTGATAAAAGAGCAGAGGGATTTAGAGCAGGTGAAGATGGTTACCCATCAGCAGGTAGAATTGCATGGGCATTATGGGGTGGTGATGCAGGACAAACATGGTCAAATAAAAAAGTTGATCAACTAGATAGAGAAAGAGATAAATTTTTAGAACATATTGCAGAAATAAAAGCACCAACATCAAAAGAAGTTTGTGATAAATATAAAACAAGAGAACAAAGATTAAATGCACCTTACACAGTAAGAGCAAGTTGTGTATCACAAGGTTACTGGCCAAGCTTATCTAAAAAAGAAGAAGAATTACCTGAAGAAGAAAAACAACTTACAGCAGCAGTAAGAGAAGGTTTAAAAAATAAAGTAAAACAACATAACGAAAAGCATGGTGATAAAAAAGGTAAAAGAGTAAATTTAAGAATGTTAGGAGCTGTGTTTAGAAGGGGCATAGGTGCATACAGAACTAACCCTGCATCTGTAAGACCTAATGTAAGATCAGAAGAACAATGGGCTTATGCAAGAGTAAATGCATTCCTTTTTGCAGTAAGAACTGGAAGATTTAGATCAGGACAATTTGATAGAGATTTATTACCAAGTGGACACCCACTTAAAACATAGGATTTATAATGAAAGGAATTAAAATAATTAGAACAACTTTAAATGTGGAAGAAAACAAACATGGAAATGGTTGGGATGTAGTTATAAGATTAGGTAGTGTACCCAAAGAAGAAGATGCTTGTGATTTAGCAACAGCACTTGTTTTACAAAATGGTGTAAACTTTGAACACAATCCTGAACCAAATCAAACATTACATTAATATGATTTCGCAAAAACAAGTAAAAAGATTTGGAAGTCAAGTTAAAAGAATGGAATGGGAAAGACAAAATAGATTAAGAATACCATTTGAAAAAAATTTAGAAAGAGTTTTAAAAAATTATTTTAATGATATTGCAGAAAAAACTGTAATAGCTTTTGAAACTGGTAGCGATGTATCTTTTTTAAATAGTTTAGATAATAGTTATACAAGATTAAGTAATATTTTTAGAATACAATATAATGTTATTGCAAGAGAATTTAAAAACATTGCACTTAACAGAACACAAAACGTAAAAGATTTTGATACAGAATTTGAGATTGCATTATCACAATTTATAAATGGTAATGTAGCAACTCTTGTAACAGAAATAAATGACACAACAAGAGAAGCTATACAAAATGATATTTTGTTTTCAGTAAACAATAATTTAAGTTTACCTGAAACAAGCAACAAACTTCGTAATACTTTAATTGGAATGGGTTTATGGAGAGCAAGTTTGATTGCAAGAACAGAAGTACATAGAACTGCATCATGGGCAAATGAACAGACAGCTGTTCAAATGAACATTGCAGGTACTACAAAAGAATGGGTAAGTGTTCAAGATGAAAGAACAAGAATTACACATGCTTTTGCAGATGGACAACAAGTAGATATAAATGGAAAATTTGAAGTGGGTGGTTCACTTTTAAAATATCCTGGAGATCCTGCTGGTGGTCCTGAAGAAACAATAAACTGTCGGTGTGTTGTTGTTTATACAACACCTGATTATATGACTGGAGGATAACATGGAAATAATTTTTGGAATAATTATAGGTTATGTAGGTTGTATTTTCTTTCATAATAAGATAAAGATTTGGGTTAAATCTTTATTGAATAAAATTTGGAAAGATTAATGCCACTTGTAAAACCAAGAGATAAAGAAAAAAGAAAAGATTTTTTAGAAAGATGTATGGGTGATCAAACATCAGTTGATGATTTTCCAGACAGAAGTCAAAGATTTGCAGTATGCAATGGTCTATATAATGATAAAAAAGAGGAGGACATAAAAATGTTATTAGAAGAAGAAAAATATCATAAAAAACCAAAAAAAGACAAAGCTCGTGTTGGAAAAGATGAATATGATAATCCAGGCGAAGCAGGTGCAAGAGCAAAAGAAATAGGTTGTTCAGGTGTACATTCACATGACACTCCTAGTGGAAAAGTATTTATGCCTTGCAAGACACATGATGAATACATGAATCAATTAGCAAAAATGAAAAAACCTATGGAAGATGATGAGGAAGAAAATAAACCAAAACGTCACTATGGGGAAGAACATGACAAAGATAAAAAACCAAAGAAAAAAGAATTAGAAGAAGATAAAGATTGTATGGATGGTACATGTGGTTGTGGTTGTACAGAAAAACAAATCTTTTTTGCAGAAATAAAAACAGAACAAGAAGGTGTTTTTATGGGTTATGCTTCTACATTTGGTAATGTTGATAATGGTAATGATATTGTTGCCAAAGGTGCATTTACAAAAAGTTTAGCTGAAAGACCAGCTAGTAAAGTAAAATTATTATCTCAACATAAAACAGATGAACCAATAGGAATATTTGAAGAAATATTTGAAGATTCAAAAGGATTGTATGTAAAAGGTAGATTAGCTTTAGGAACTCAAAAAGGTAGAGAAACTTATGAGTTAATGAAGATGGGTGCAATTGATGGAATGTCAATTGGCTTTCGTGCAAATCCTGAAAAACAAACTTACAATGAATCTAAAAGAACAAGAACTTTAAATGAAGTACAGCTTTTAGAAATATCATTAGTAACTTTTCCAATGAATGAAAGAGCAATTGTTCAATCAGTCAAAGGAGAAAAAAGTATTCGTGAGTGGGAAACAATCCTGCGTGATGCTGGAGGTCTTTCACGAACAGAAGCAAAAGTTGGAGCAAAAGCTCTTATGGATGCTTTAAATCATCGGGATGATGATACAAAACAGTTAGCTGATCTTATTTATAAGGTTGCTAACATTTTATCAAACAAACAAACAAATATCTAGGAGGATATCATGGCTACATTAGATAATAATGAAGTTAAGTCTGCTGTTGAAGGTCTAGGTAAAGCGTTTGAGGAGTTTAAGCACACTCACCAAGAAGAACTAAAGCAAATTAAAGCTAAAGGTTCTGCTGATGTGATTACTTCGGAAAAATTAAAAAGAATTGAAAAATCTCTTGATGATTTAGAAGATGTAAACCAAAAAGTGACTAAGCAAAAACTTGCTCAG